TTGCGATCGGCGCCATGCCGCTATTTGTTCGCTGATGAGGTGGATGCGTTTCCTGATGATGTGGATGGTGAGGGCAGCCCGCTGGCGCTGGCGGAGCGGAGGACCACGACGTTCGCCAGGCGCAAGATCCTGATCACGTCTACGCCAACGGTGAAGGATTTCAGCACGATCGAGGCTGAATATCTGAGGAGTGATCAGCGACGGTTTTTTGTGCCATGCCCGAGCTGCGGTGAGATGCAATGGCTGAAGTGGGGCCAGCTGAAGTGGAAAGAAGCGAACCCTGAGACGGTGTTGTATGAGTGCGAATGTTGTAAGGAGCGCTGGCCGGAGCGACACAAGCCGCAGCTGTTGGGTGCTGGTGAATGGCGAGCTACAGCACCGGCCGGTAATGGCAAGACGGCTGGGTTCCATCTGAGTGGGCTGTACAGCCCGCTGGGCTGGTGCAGCTGGGATCAGCTGGTGGATGACTTTCTACGGGCGAAGGGCGACGCGCCAGCGCTGAAGGCATTCGTCAACACCAGGCTGGCTGAGACCTGGGAGGAGGACTACAGCGCCAAGATCAACGCTGATGGCCTGATGGCCAAGCGCTTGGCGTATGAGCCGGGCAGCTGCCCTGAAGGCGTGGTGCTGCTGACTGCTGGCGTTGACGTGCAGGACAACAGGCTGGCGGTGAGTGTTTGGGGATGGGGTGAAGGCGAGACGGGCTGGCTGGTGTGGCACCAAGAGCTGATGGGCGATCCGACGCAAACAGAGGTATGGGGGCAGTTGGATCAGGTGCTGGCTGCTGAGTGGGGGCAGCTGAAGGTGCGCCAGATGGCGATCGACTCTGGCGGCCACTGCACGCACGAGGTGTATCGCTACGTGCGCGATCGTGTTGGGCAAAGTGTGGTTGCGATTAAGGGCAGCAGCAAGCGCAACAGCCCTGCAGTGGGCAAAGGCAGCAAGGTTGATGTGAACTGGCGCGGAAAGGTGATCAAGCGCGGCGTCACGCTTTACATGCTGGGCACTGACACGATCAAGACGACCCTGTTCGGCCGGCTGCGGCACAACGAAACGGCTGGCAGCTTGAATTTCGGCATGGCTGCGGATGAGGATTATTTCAAGCAGCTCACTAGCGAACGGCAGGCGTTGCGGTATCACCGGGGGTTTCCTATTCGGGAATGGGTGAAGAAAGCAGGCGATCGAAACGAAGCGCTTGATTGTGCGGTGTATGGCTACGCAGCGATGTTGATTTTTAGCCGCAAGATGAATAAAGCGACGATGTGGGGCCAGTTGAAGGCTGAAATGGAAGGAGAGAAGAAGCCGAAGCTAGGATCGAAGCAGAAGCCGCAACGTGCGGCATCAAGTTTCGTAAGCAGCTGGTGAGGCCGTGAACATCCCTGCGACGATCCGATCTGGCGACACGGTGAAGTGGCGGGATGATGGCGGCCGCGACAATTTGGGCAACACGATCGACAGCAGCAGCTGGACACTGACCTATTACCTGCGAACTAATACAGCAAGCGAAGGCGCGACGGTGACTGGTGCGGCCTATGGGTTGGGCTGGGAGTTCACGGTATCTGCTGCTGTAAGCGCTGGTTTTGCTGCTGGGGCATGGTTTTGGCAGGCGGTAGCGGAGCAGGGCAGTGAGAAGGTGACGCTGGGCGCTGGCCAGCTTGAGGTGTTCGCGGCGCTGGAGTACAGCGGCACGCCTGGTGCATTTGATGGCCGCACACAGCTGCAGCAGGATCTTGACGCGGTGCAGGCTGCAATCCGCACATTGATCAGCGGCGGTGCTGTTAAGCAGTACAGCATTGGCGGTCGCAGCCTGACGAAGTATGAATTGAGTGATCTGTTGGCTTTAGAAAGCCAATTGAAAGCGCAGGTGAAGCGAGAGCAGGCTGCGCAGCTGCAGGCCAATGGCCTCGGCAATCCCCATAACCTTTTTGTTCGCTTCTGATGGGCCTCCGCACGCAGCTGTTAAAAGCCTTTGGATTCCGCCGGCCGCGGCGTCGGATGTATGAAGGCGCGAGGGTAAGCAGGCTTACAAGCGACTGGGTAGCGAATGGCACCAGCGCCGATGCCGAAATCAACGGCAGCTTGAAGCGGTTGCGCAATCGCAGCCGCCAGCTGGTGCGCGACAACGATTATGCGCGGCAGGCCGTGCGTGCGGTGCGCAATAACGTGATCGGTACTGGTGTGCGCTTGCAGGTGCAGGTGCCGATGCAACGCGGCAACGGCCGGCTTGATCACCAGGTGAATGATGCGATCGAGAAAGCGTGGCGGATGTGGGGACGCAAGGAAACTTGCAACACCGCGGGCCGGCTGTGCTTTAGCGACATCGAACGCCTTGCGGTTGGTGCGATGTGCGAATCGGGTGAAGTCTTCATCCGTATTGTGCGGCGGCCTTTTGGTGGCGGCAGCATCCCGATTGCATTGGATGTAATCGAGTCAGATCTGCTGGATGATGAATACACAGGTGTTAGCACCACGCCGGGCAACGAATGGCGCATGGGCATTGAGCTCGACCCATGGGGTCGGCCGGTGCAATATGCGTTTCTGACCAGCCATCCGGGTGATACGCCTTTTGCGCGGCCTGCCACTAGCCGGCACCAGCTGATCCCAGCCAACGAGATCATTCATCTGTATCTGCAGGAACGGCCCGGCCAGACGAGGGGTGTGCCCTGGTTCTCGTCTGCGATCAAGCGGATGCACCACCTTGCTGGGTACGAGGAAGCGGAGGTGATCCGCGCTCGCGCCAACAGTTCGCTGATGGGCTTCATTACCAGCCCTGAAGGTGAGCTGCAGGGTGATGAGGTTTACGACGGCGAACGGGTGAGCAACTTTGAGCCTGGTGTGTTCAAGTATCTGGCGCCGGGCGAAACCGTCACGGTGCCGCAGCTCGATGCACCTGATGGGCAGTTTGAGCCGTTCTTGCGTGCGATGTTGCGTGCAATGGCCAGCGGGCTGGGCTGCAGCTACGAAACGATCAGCCGCGACTTCAGCCAGAGCAACTACAGCAGCAGCCGGCTGAGCTTGCTGGAGGATCGCGATAACTGGCGTGCGCTGCAGAATTACATGATCGAAAATTTCCACCAGCCGATCTATGCGGCTTGGCTGGAGATGGCCGTATTGAGCGGCGTGCTGCCATTGCCTAACTATGAAGCCAACCCTGAGCGGTATCTGAACGTGCGGTGGATGCCACGCGGATGGAGCTGGGTGGATCCTGCGAAGGAGGTGGATGCCTACGCGGCCGCGGTGCGCAATGGCTTCAAGACACTGGCGGACGTGGTGGCCGAAGGTGGCGGCGATCTGCAGGATCTGCTGCGTGCGCGGAAGGCTGAGCTCGAGCTGATGGAAGAGATGGAGCTGACTTTTGATACGACCACCGGCATCGCTGAGGCTGAACCGCCTGAACAGGCTGCACCTGCTGCGCCTGTTGAAATAGAAGATCCGGACGAGGAAGACGATATTGAGGAGGAGAGCGAATAAAGTTGGAACACAGCGCAGCGCTTTCTATGGATGACATCTCACGAGACCTAGAAGGTCAGATCTTGAAAAGGGCGGAAGCTACGGATTTTCAAGTAGCTGAAGACGATCGCACAATTGAGTTTCCCTTCAGTTCTGAGTATCCGGTAGCTCGTTATTTTGGCGAAGAAATCCTGAGCCACGAACGTGGTGCAGCTGATCTAAGCCGCCTGAATAATGGTGCCCCACTGCTTTTCAACCATGATCCCGATCGCGTAATTGGCGTGGTTGAGCGTGGTTGGATTGATGACCAGAAAAAGCGTGGATACGTGAGCGTGCGGTTCAGCCGCAATGCTTTTGCGCAGGAAATTTTATCTGATGTGAAAGACGGCGTTCTTCGTAACGTCTCTTTCGGTTATCAGATCCGCGAAATGGATCAGCGCTCTAGTGGTGAATTCCTCGCCACATCATGGGGAGTTCACGAAGTGAGCGTGGTTAGCATACCGGCAGACCCAACGGTCGGCGTCGGGCGTGCTCTCGACGCTCAACCCGCGGCCCATGCCGCACCACAAACCCCTAAAACTCAACCTGTGGTTGATATGGAAAACACCCCTGACCTTTCAGTGGTGCGGGCTGAAGCGGCTGCTGAGGCTGCAAAGGCTGAGCGCACCCGAATCGCTGGCATCACTGCATTGACTGAAAAGCACGGCATGGGAGACCTTGGCCGTCAGCTGATCGAATCTGGCCGCAGCATCGATGATGCTCGCGCTGCTGTGCTCGACAAGCTTGACGCCAAGCCTGTTGAACCCGTGAAGCAGATCGAAATGGATCAGCGTGATTCTGCTCAGTACAGCATCACTGCTGGCATCCGCGCCGCACTGACTGGCGACTGGTCTTCCCGTGAAGCCGGCCTAGTGCGCGAGATGAGCCAAGAGGTGGAGCGCTCTGGTCTTAACAAGACCACTGCTCGCAGCTTCTTTGTTCCCTTCTCTGCGCTGCGTGCCACCTATGTGACTTCTGGCGCCACCACCGGCGGCAACTTGGTTGCCACCGACCTGATGGCCGATGAGTTCATCGAGGCGCTCCGCAACAACTCGATCATGCTCGGCCTTGGTGTTCGCACCATGACTGGCTTGGTGGGCAACGTTGCGATTCCTCGTCGCGCTTCTGTGGCCAGCACCTATTACCTGGGTACTGAAACCACCGCCATCACCCAATCTGAGTCCACCTTTGACCAGGTGACTCTCTCGCCGAAGAACCTGGCAGCCCTGTCTAAGTACAGCCGCCAGACCCTGCTGCAGGGCACCCCCGGCATTGAGCAGCTGGTGCGTCGCGACATCACCGAAGGCATCAACCTGGGCATTGATTTGGGTGTGCTGAACGGCTCCGGTTCTTCCGGTCAGCCTGAGGGCATCATGCAAACCACCGGCATCGGTTCGGTTGCTCTGGGCACCAACGGCGGCCCGATCACCGTTGAATCGCTGGTGGATCTCGAGGAGCAGGTGCTGATCGACAACGGCGCTCTGAACCGCGACAACATCGCCTACGTGACCAACGCGAAGGTGTTGGCTGAACTCAAGAAGCTCCGCGCTGGTGGTTCCACCACCGGAGACGGACCCTTCCTGGTGAACAATCAGCTTGACGCCTTGGGCCGCGGCGCGACCCCCACTGCGGTGAACGGCTATCCGCTCTATGTGACCAATCAGGTTCCCAGCAACCTGACCAAGGGCACCAGCAGCGGCGTTTGCTCCGCGATGCTGATGGGCGACTTCAGCCAGGCCATGGTTGGCTTCTGGGGCAACGGCCTCGAGATCACCGTGGGCGAAGACAGCGACGACTTCAGCAAGGCTCTGACCAGCGTGCGCGGCATCGTCACCTATGACGTGGCCGTTCGTCACCCCGAGAGCTTTGCTGCAATCCTCGACATCACCACCTGATAAGGAGGGGGGCCGGGTAACCGGCCCCTTTTGATCTGATGAAAGTTTTTGTGAAGCGCAGCTGCGCAGCTGCAGGCAGCCACCTTGCTGAAGGCGGAATTTATGACGTTGACACGCAAGTGGGTCAGCAGTTGATCCGCATGGGCCGCGCTGTTGAAGCACCGGCTGAAATTAAGCCTGCCCCTAGAAAAGCGAAAGCCAATGGCGCTGACTGAAGAGCTCAGTTCGTTTTTCAACGATTTCGGCGTCAGCTGCACGGCTGGCGCCGTTTCTGCTTTGGGCATCCTTGATATGCCTACGCAAGTTCTGGCTGGTGATCAGGTGCTTAGCACTGACTACACGCTTACGGCCAAGGCTTCTGATTTTGGCAACCTGCTCTATGGCGACGCAATCACTGTGGCCGGTGTGGCTTATACGGTGAGGGAGGCCAGATTGATTGACGATGGCGCCATTGTTGAGCTCGGTCTATCAAAATTGGCGACAGGCCAAACTGCACCAGGCGGTTTGCCCAATACCAAGCAAGAATTTGGCTTGGCGGATCTTGCTGATGTAGACATCAATAGCGCAGACGCTGGCGATGTGCTCATCAATAACGGTGTTGCATGGGTGGATGCGGCAAACCTTGACGAGGGAGATTACTGATGACTGTTTACGGATCCTCCGGTGAGCTGAACCGGAACGTCTACCACTTCGCTGAGCTCACAGATCTGGGCTCAACCGAAGCTGTGATGGTGCATGGCTCGCATCTCACCTTTGTGCATCGCGTCACTGGCAATGTGACGATTCTGGATGAGGGATCGCTCGATGGCATCCACTGGTTCGCGATCGACACAGAGAAAGCGCACAACGAGAGCGGCACTGATGGGCACTTCTATGAAGGCCGCGCCGTGCAGTATGTGCGTTCCACGGTGACCAGCGTTAGCGGGAGCGTTACCGTCAACATCAGCGTGATGTGCCACTGATGACTAAGCGCGAGCGAATTCTGGCGGCAATCCGCACGGCCCTTACTGGTACGACGCAAGTTGGCGCGCGAATCTATCGCAGCCGGGTTGAACCGTTCGCACGCAACGAAAGCCCTGCCATTGTCGTTGAACCAGTTAGCGATACAGCGCAGCAAAACACTGCGTTGCCCACGCTTGATTGGAGCCTGACAATTCGTGTGGCGATCATTGTGCGCGGCAACGTACCTGATCAATTGGCTGACCCAATCGTGCAGGATGCTCACGCGAAGATCATGGCTGATCTCACGCTGGGCGGTTACGCCATTGATGTGCAGCCGCAAACCGCAGTTTTTGAGCTGCTGGAAGCTGACCAGCCTGCTGGTGTGGTGAGCCTTGAGTACCTGGTGAGATATCGCACCAGCGTGGTGGATCTCACCGTTTCGTAATGGCTACGATAGTGAAAGATCCCGGCGTTCAGAGCCGGCCCATATCTGCTGAGACTGACCAATGGCTCTGACACGTAAAGGCCTAATCATTGCGGCCAAAGAGTCCACCTACGGTACGGACGCAACACCAGCGGGCACTGATGCGATCAAGGTCGCAAACATCAGCATCACTCCGTTGCAATCTGATGTAGTTAGCCGCGAGATTATTCGGCCATTTCTTGGCAACCCTGAGCAGCTGCTGGCTAATCAGCGCGTTGAGTTGTCTTTCGATGTTGAGCTGACGGGCTCTGGCGCTGCTGGTACAGCTCCTGCCTTTGGCATCCTGCTGCAGGCCTGCGGTTTCGCTGAAACGGTCTCTGCCGGCGTCAGCGTCACCTATGAGCCTGTAAGCGCATCTTTCTCATCTGCAACGATTTACTACTTCAACGATGGCATCCGTCACAAGCTGACTGGTGCGCGGGGAAGCTTCAGCCTGAATGGTGAGGTTGGTCAGATCCCAACTCTTAGCTTCACGTTCATGGGCATCTACAACGCCCCCGGAGATGCGACTCCACCCAGCACCACCTACAACGATCAAGCGGATCCTGTCATTTTCAAAGCAGGCAACACCACTGCTTTCCAGCTGTTCAGCTACGCCGGCTGCTTGCAGTCCGTAAGCATGGATCTGGCGAATGAGATGGTTTATCGCGAGCTGATCAACTGCACCAAGCAAGTGCTGATCACCAACCGCGCCCCCAGCGGCACTGTCGTGATTGAAGCGCCAGACATCGCTGATCACGATTACTTCACTGACGCGACTGGTTCGGCGACTGGGAACCTGACTTTCCAGCACGGCCAAACCGCTGGAAACATCGTGACCTTCAGCTCGCCGCAGACTGATCTAGGCTCGCCTACCTACAGCGATCAAGACGGTGTGCAGATGCTCAACCTGCCATTTATTGCCACACCGACCGATGCAGGTAATGATGAGCTAGAGATTGTTTTCACCTGATGGCTTTTGTCCTGAAGCAAGATGATCGGTTTACGTGGCCGATCAGCTTCGATGTGCCGGTTGATGGCGGCCGGCACCAACGCCAAACCTTTGATGGTGAGTTTGTGCGCCTAAGCCAGTCTCGACTGCGTGAGCTCGGCGAAGCAATCCAAACAGAAGAGGCAAACGATCAGGACATTGCGCGCGAGGTGCTCGTGGGCTGGTCTGGCATCACCGACGACGACGGCGAAGAGCTGCCGTACAGCAAAGCGGCACTTGACCGTTTGCTTGACATTCCAATGCTGGCAACGGCCATTGTGACCACCTACTTCAAAAGCTTGCAAGGAGCCAAGCAAAAAAACTAATAGGCGCCGCTGAGCACTGGTCAGCTGGTGGCGTTGATGACCGCACGCAGGAGGATGCTGCCGCCTTAGGCGTGGCATTGCCTGCTGATGATCGAAGCGACGATTTTGAAGTGTTGCCAGAAAACTGGTCTGCTGTGCAAATGTTCTTGCGTTGCCAAACGCAATGGCGCACGGGCATGGCAGGCCCGATTGGCTTGGACTATGGAGCTGTCCAGTGGCTCTTTAGACTTTACGAAGTAGAAGACCACCGCTCGGTTTTGGAGGATCTGCAGACAATGGAAGCAGCGGTGCTCTTAACGATGAGCAAGAGGGCAAAGTAGATGGCAATGAACATCGACGCACTGCTGCGAATCAAGGCAGACGTTCAAGGCGAAAACAATATCAAGCGCCTCGGCAACTCGATGCAGGGAGTGACCGGCAAGGTCAACAACCTGAAGATGGCGGTCGGCGGCCTAAGCGCTTCTTTCAAAGCACTGGGCGCTGCGCTTGCGGTCGATAGCTTTGCTGCCTTCATTAAATCCGGCATTGATGCGGCGGATGCAATGGGCAAGGCCAGCACGCGCACAGGCGTTGCGGCTCAGGCATTGCTTGGTATGCAAAATGCTGCAGCGCTTGCTGATGTCAGCAATGAGCAGCTAGTTAAAGGCCTGACCAAGCTGAACGTGAATATGGTCGCCGCAGCTGAAGGAAATGAGGAACTAACAAAACGCTTTCAACAGCTTGGTATTCAGATCAAAAAAGAAGACGGCACCCTTAAGAGCACAGAGGAAGCATTTGCCGAAATCGCCGATCGTTTTGCTGATATGCCCAATGGGGCACAAAAGGCGGCCGCGGCCATGTCGCTGTTTGGCAAGTCTGGCGTTGAGCTAATCACCCTGCTGAATGGTGGCAGCAAATCACTTGAGGAATTTAACTACAAACTGAGCGATGATTTCGCGCAGCGCTCTGAAGTATTTAACGACAGCATTACGAAGATGGGTTTTAAAACCCAAGGTTTCCAGATGCAGTTGATGGATGCGCTGTTGCCTGCGCTGCAATCAATCATTGATGTGTTTTCTGAGCTCTTTAATAGCGAGCAGGATTTCACTGCATTATTTGATGTAATTAAAGCTGGCCTTCGCACGGTTGCCACTTTTGTTTACGCAAACGTGGCTTTGTTTGGTGCTATGGCCCGTGGTGTCGTCGGCGCATTTCAAGTCGTTAGCCAGGCCGTAAGGGGTGATTTCCAAGGTGCGTGGAATACGTTCACCAGCACTGTCAGCACTCAAGTTGATCAAGCTAAAAAGGATTTTGAAAGCTTGCAGCGTTTATGGACAGATTCCGCCGCACCAACTGGTGTGACAGGCCGCCGCAGTTTTGATCTGCGTGATTTACGTGAAGAACGCGAACGCGATGCAGCTGCAAGCCGTGCAGCGACAGCAGAGCAACGCGCTGCAGAAAAAGCAGCTAATGATTACAACAACGCACTTCTGAAATCAGCTGATCTTGCTGCTGAGCTCAAGCGTCGCATTCGTGATATTAACCTGGCCACAAATGGATTAGGCGAGACTGCTCGCCAGGCTATTGATCGCGAATATCAAGAGGCCCTTAACAACATCGCAGACGAAGGCGAGCGGATCAAAAAGACGATTCTCGAACTGCGAGAACTAAGCGGCAACACGCTGATGTTTGAAGGTTTAGTGAATGCTGATGGCACTGGCCTTGCACAGCAATTTCTTAATGCTTTAGGGCAACAAGCCGAAATTGATCGCATCTTGAAGCTTGGCCAATTGCAAGCGCAGGAGGCTCAGGCGGCTTCTGCGCAAGCAATGGAGGGCATGTCGTTTGGTGTGGGAGGCGGCCCGCTGTCGGGGATGAGCGACGTGATTTCACAAGCAAAAGCTGGACTTCAAGAACTCGCTGCGCCTCTTAACGCAATTCGCGGTGCAGCGGAAACTATGGGCCAATCATTTGGTAATGCCTTTCGAGGCTTGGTTTCTGGGAGTATGTCAGCCAAGCAAGCACTTGCAAGCTTCTTTGAGGCTGTCGGCAAATCCTTTATGGATCTCGCTACTCAGATCATCACCCAGCTGATCACCATCACAATCCTGGAATCGATATCGAGCATTTTCGGCGCATCTGGCGGTTTATCAGGCAAAGGTGCTCTAGGCAATTCATTCCCGGCAGCAACAAGCATTTCAGGCACAAATGTTTCTGCGGCAGGCCTTGGCTCAATTGGCACACCAGGCAGCTCTGCTGGTTTCGGTGGATTCTCTGCTGGTTTTGCTGCTGGTGGTTTTGTTACCGGACCAACCCGCGCGATGGTTGGGGAAGGCGGCCAACCTGAATATGTCATTCCCGCCAGCAAGATGCGCACCGCGATGTCGCGCTATTCCCGTGGCGCCCGCGGTGCAGCTGTTATTCCTGGCAGTGGAACGGAACCAGGAGGTGGCAGCGCAGCTACGGCAACGATGCAACCAATCGACGTGCGCTACAGCGTGGAACGGATCAATAACGTGGATTACGTTACGGCTGACCAGTTCCAGCAAGGCATGGCACAAGCTGCTCAACAAGGTGCTGTGCAAGGTGAACGCCGTGCCATGCGCAGCTTGAAAAACAGCAGTGCAACCCGCCGATCTGTTGGAATCTGATGGAATACGCCTACGGCCACTTGCTTGATATCGGCCCCACGGGGCAGGCGGCACAGTACCGCTTTCAAAATTACGCGATCAACCAAAGCGTTAACGGCTACCTGTTTTTGCCCTT